ATACATATATATATATATATATATATAATGTGTATATATAGCAATAGCAATTTACCCTTTTGTAATTTCAGTATTTCAGTGGACCTTGTTTTTGTTACATTTTCGTTACATTTTTGATTTGATATTTTTTGTGTTTTAAAAAAAAGCAGGAAACCTTTTGTATGATATGATGTGCGGCGCTTTTTTGGATAGAACACATTTAGCTGATTCAATCCCTCTATCTTTACTAGACCACTCTAATTGAAATACTAATAGTTCCACTTGACAATAATTAATAATACTGTTATATATATTGTAATGGAATCCAAAGTTATAAAAAGTTATGACAAAAAGTGGTTATCCACAAAATGCAGAAATTTTGTGGATCAATACGAACTGCTAAATTTTTTGTGTGAAGTTGCTGTAGGAAAATTTTTTACAGAACAAATTTTTGAAACACGCGGTGGGCGCTTTGAAAGTCGTCCAGTGTATCCCGATATCAGAGACAGGCTGAGAGCGGTAGAAATATTGTTAGATAGAGGATATGGTAAGGCTGTTCAAGAAATTGATATAATTGAGCCAGAATCTGTGGAAGAAAAATCAGAACGTAGGAAAAGAATATTAGAGCTAATAGAATATAAAAATGTTGCCTAACACGTTATCCGACGACGATTGCGTAGAATTTGAAAAATATCTCTGTGAGACGGATTTAGCGTATCTGTGCAAAAAGATTTTAAAGTTCAAAGATTGGGCGACCTGCCATGATGATTTAAATAAGTTTTTAAAAACAAATTACGATAGTAACCGCAAACTAATACTGATTCCTAGAGAGCACCTCAAAACTTCCGTTGTAACAATCGCTCAGACAATCCAAATACTTTTAAAAAATCCGAACGCTTCTATTTTGATTTGTAATTTAGTTTTGTCTAATGCGGAAAAAATGTTGTTTGAGATAAAGGACTATTTATCGTCGAAGAGCACGCTTAGAAATTTGTACGGGAATTTTGTAGGAGATAAATGGAACACAAATGAGATTATAATCAAGCAGCGGACGTCTGCTGACAAAACGCCAAGCATATCAATCGGATCACCTGATAGTGTAGTAACTAGTCAGCACTACGACTATATTTTTCTAGACGATATTTTGGATGATTCGGTTTTGGGCACACCAGAACAAGTTGAGAAAACTATGAATTTTTACAGAAAGATTTTAGATTTGTTAAAACGTCCAGACGGGAAACTTACAGTAGTTGGTACACGATGGCATGATAGGGATTTATATGGTCACATCATAAAAAATTTAAAAGAGGAGTATACGATTTATGAGAAGGGAGCGACGGAAGACGGAACTATAGACGGAGCAGTGATATTTCCGAACAAGTTTACTACAAATATTTTGAAACAGTTATTAAAAGAGAAGGGAAGCTACTCTTTTTTCTGCCAATATTTTAACAAACCAATCATGGTTGAAACGCAGCATTTCAAACCGCCGTTCAGGTACTGGAGTGAGTTAGGCGATAATTGCGAGCACACAATAACAGTTGATCTAGCGTCAACTAGCAATGCGTCATCGGACTATAATGTGATAATGGATGCGTGCGTTACAGGGTCTAACCAGATGTGTGTGTTTGATTATTTCCGTTCTAAGTGCGGAGTTTTCGAGTTGATCGAAAAACTATTTGCGATGGCAATTAGGAGTAGGGTTAAGAAGGTTGGGATTGAATCAGTTGCGTACCAGCGGATATTTGCGAATATTATCGAGGAGGAGTGTAGGAAGAGGAACGTATTTTTTAAAGTTATACCGATTGTTCCTCACCGTGACAAATTTTCTAGGATCATGGCTCTTCAACCGAGATATGAGAGTGGTAATTTATTGTTAAAGCAAGGAATGCACGAACTGGAAGATGAGTTCTCGCGGTTTCCTGTTGGTGAGCACGACGATATACTAGATTCGTTAGCGATGCAATTAAATGTTATCCAACCGAGATACGAAACAAAACCTAAAGTTTATATACCGCCCGAATACAGGAGTGAAAAATATGCCTACGCCTAAAAAAGAATATTTAGAAAAAATTGAAGAGAAGTTGGAGAGGATAGAGAAGGTGTTGACGGAGCTGTGTTTAATTGTGAGTGAAAAAAAAGATAAAAAAACGAGTGGACTGATATGATAGACATGCCATTTATTTTGCCTATAAGATTTACGAGCGATTATGAAATTGTGGATGCTAATGGCAGAGTTATATTTCCGACGATATTATATAGGTCAGACACATATCACATCAAGCAACAAAAATATTCTGGTGAGTATGTTGTTAGTTTAATAAACAATAGTAACGGATATTTTCTGGATGAGAAAAACGAGTGGAAAAAGTTAGAAGATATAGCGGTGCATGACAACAATTCTAATGGAGATGGTTTGCATAAAAGAAGAGGGAAGTTTAGATGATTGATACTGATAGAGTTACAAAATTAAATTTGGGTTGTGGTAATATTTCTATTGATGGATTTGTTGGTGTTGATAAAAAGATGTCGGATTCTGTAAATTTTCTTGTTGATTTAGATGGGTATAATTGGGGATTTGAAGATAACAGTATAGATCACATAATTGCGAACGATATAATTGAACATTTAACGAATCCTATAAACACGATGAACGAGATATGGCGAATTTGTAAAGATGGGGCGATAGTTGAGATGAGAATACCGACGACAGATGGGAGGGGAGCATTTCAAGATCCGACTCACAAGAGTTTTTGGAATGCGAATTCGTTTTGTTATTATTGTGAAGATTTAGGATTGTTACATTTAGGGAGACATTATGGATTTGTTGGAAATTTTGAGATTATTAGTTTCGACGAAAAGTATATAGGTGATCCTACGATGCGGATTATAGAGATGAATGTTAAGTTGAGGGTTAAAAAAAGTGGTTGATGAGATTGGGCAGATAGATCAAGATCAGGTACAAGATCAGGTACAAGATCAGGTACAAGAGGAATCAATCGTTAATGATATTGATGATATGGACTTATCTGTTTATATTATAAATAAACTTGCGGAAGATATTCGTGACAGAGAATCGTATGGTTGGAACGCAATGCGTGTGTATGAGGAGTATTCTTATGCTGGTTACAAGTCAAGGGTTAATGATCCGTGGAAGAATGCGTCCAACTATTGTGTAGGTCTAACTCCAACGTTGGTAGATACTGCTCATGCTAACACTATTGGCTCAATAAAAGCGGATACAAACAAAATAGTAAGTGTGCGTGGGATAGGAAAAGAGGATGTAAGAACGTCTAAACTTGCAGAGTCTGTTATGAATTGGGTTGTACTGAATTATATTGATGATTCGTTAGACACGTTAGATAAAGCTATTCATGTTGCGTACAAGGCTGGTAATGCACCTATAAAATGTATTTATGGGAGTGGCATTTATGGTCAAAGAAGGAGTGGAATTCGTTAAGGAGGAGCCGGGCCCGGATATTGTAAAATACGATCGTTGTATCCACAACTCCTTTACGGCCCAGGATGTCCATCTTCCCCTT